ATAATAAACATTACCCTTTAAATCACTTTTTTCAGGTGCTGGAATTTCGGGCATATTAACATTAGACCAATTAGCAAATTCTTTACCAAAAGCATCATGTTCATTATTAGTCAATTCTATTTTATCTCCAATTAAACCTTTCATATCGGAATAATATTCTGCGTTTAGCATTCTTTCAGCCGCATTTTTATAATAAGTATTTTGTGCATCCTTTAAACCTTCAAGCAATTGTTTTCTTTTCCAATTTTTTGCATCTTCTCTTTCAACAAGATTTCCCTGTTCATCTCTCAAAAGCCTACCCATTTCATCCTTCTTACTAAATATTAAAGCCTTTACAGGTTTAAGCATTCCTCCTGCTGAAATTGCTTGAGCAAATCCATATTGACCTATTGCCCTCATTACATTAGGGTCTTCTAAGTCTAAAGTTGTGAAAAAATTACGAGCATTACCTTTTAAAGCATCATCCATAGTAAGGTCGCCTTCGGGTCCTCTTATTGTTTCTGCAAGTGCTTCTGCAATTTGGTCGGCCTCGGTTTCATTGTAAAAATCTATAATCTTACTATTCTTAATTGCCTCAAAAGCCTTACGATTTATACTATCAAAAGTATCATCATCATAACCCTTAAGTCCTCTACTACCTGTATGGTTTGTCGAAATAAAACCGGGGAGGTCTGCTTTGTCTCCAGTAATATAGTCAGTCATATACTCCTTAGCGACTTGAATATCCCACTGGCTATTAAGCGTTAAGTCCCGAAAGGTTGGAATATTAGTAGGAATTTACACCACCTCAATTGTGTAGTGTAAAGATTTCTAAATTAGACCAATCAGTTGCTACGATTTTAATACCGTTTCTACATACAATGTCAAAGCCTCGATAAAAATATGTTGTATCTGCGGCTACATGAAATTTACAAAGAGTATTATCTAATTGTACGAATTCAACAGGTCCATCTTGACTACCACCGGTAGTAGATGCTGTAAGTTCGATAGTGGTGGAATTGGTAATAGAAGCAATTTTTGTATCTGCTGGTATTCCTGTTCCAGTCACTAAATCTCCAACAGTTAAAAGCGAACTGTCTTCAACGGTCATTGTTGGGTCGTTATTATATTGACAAACTTGGCTTTCTGCTAAAAGTGTGTTATCGCAAACATAAACAACGGATGCCGTAGCCCCGTTAAAAATATTTACTCCTTCAAAATTACCACCTGACGAAGCAAGTATATTATGTGTTGTATCGGATTTGGTTGAATTATTTGGCATAGTATCTCCTCTTATTTATCGTTAAGAAGCGTTAGGTATTAAACCTTACTCTTCTTCTGTCACAGTTAAACCAAGTAAAGACGCTTTGCTATCGGATAATTTAAAAGGAATGCCTTGCTCTTTTAACCAAGCCTGTATTTCACGCTTAGTCATTGAAGAGAAATCAAGGACTTCCGTTTCATCGACTTCTTCAACAACGGTTTCTTCTACTACCGGTTCTTCAACCAGTGTTTCTTCAACCAATGTTTCTTCTGTCTCAACGGAGTCCAAGATTTCAAATCCATTCTTAATAAAAAATTCCAACAAACGCTCATCAACCTCGTAAGTCAATCCACCTAAGTATTGACTACCAAAGATTGTTTTGGTTCCGCCTGTGATATTTTTTACTCTTAACATTTACTCACCTCATAGAAGACCGTATGCTCGGATTCTAAAAGTTCCAATATCTCCATTAACAACCGCACCCGTTGAAAGGGTGGATGGTTCAAGGATTAGATATTCTCCAATAGTTCCAGCAACAGTAGCATTACTTTCTAAAGCACCGGCAGTTGTAAGTTTGGTATTTAGTTTAACCAAATTATTTTCCTGCGCCATAACTTCAATGTGGCTTAGTTGAGAAAGTCCCAAATCCGAAGCAACAAGAGTAAAGTTATTACCAACAATAGTAATTTCGTCATTGGTTGCATCTGCACCAATATCCGAAGTCACAATAGTATCTGCACCGTCTATGCTAATAATAGTCACTTCACCGTTATTTCCACTTGTGGCAGAATCACCGAGAGTAATTGTACTTCCCGGTGTATATGTCGTTGAAGCATTAAGAGCAGTTCCACTTGCACGAGTAATCGTGTTTGTAGCGGCTACATAATTTACTGTTGTTGTCACAGATGCTGTTGCACCCTTAGTCACATTAAGGATAAAATCAACATAGTAATAATGCCCTTGAACTTTTGGTGCAGTAGAACCCAAATGGTCTGCGATTAATGTGATTGCGTTTAATCCCATACTAAATCACCTCATTGAAGGTCAATTAACTTGCCTTGTCCACGCACATAAGTACACATTGTTTCTCCGATTGTTCGGTAAAGTCCACGGTGTCCCAACTTTCCATGACCGAAAACTTCCTTAGTGTTCATACCTGCTTCAAAGTATTCAGTAGGCTTCATAGTACACATAAACAAATGGTCGGTATCAAGAAGTAGAATATCGGAAATTCCGCTTCCACCTGTTGGCATATCCTTACAAGGAATAATAGGAATGTCGTGATAGGTAGCAACCTTAAATCCGACTTCTCTTCCCTTAACTCCCTTAATACCACTGTGAGAAGGAACAACTTCTGTTCGACCCATGAATCTTTCTTGGGCTTGGAGAAGTTCTCCTAATGTTTGAATGGTGTCATATCCTGTAAGGAAAACCTTTGGTTGTCCACCACGAGCCATCAAATTTCGCAAAGCAGTATTAAGCATATTAACAGTCAAATTACGAGCAGTTCCCGAATTTGAATCAACATATGCTTCAAGGAACTCTGTTGTTCCATCATTAGCACGAGTTTGTCCAAAAATAGTCAATGGGTTTGCAAGATTACTTACTCCATTCAATTCTGCGTGAGTTGAAATAATTTGGTAAAGTGAAGTCAATGAATTACCCTCAGTAGTATAACTCGAAGCAGTAAGTCCTGTTGAACTTAGGTCAGTAAGAACCATCTTGTTCATTGCTTCTGCGTGTGAAATACCAACTTCTTCTCGGTAAGTAGACATAATATCTCCAATACCATCATCCATTCCGCCAAGAAGTTGAGCAACTTCCGAAAGTTCGAAAGTGTGTGCAATAGTCTTAGGCGAAAGGTGAAGATTAGCAAAGGTCGGGTTAATTGCAGAAATACCTGAAATACTTGCGTTTTCTGCTGTTCCTCCGAGGTCGTCTAAATCCGAAACCACGAAAGTATCAAGAGCACCACCAAGAGAACGGCTCTTCAAAACTCTCCAACCACTACTCTTCCACGGCTTCTTAGGAAGCATAGAAAGTGCGTTAATTTCTCGGTTAATCATAGACCAAACTTTTTGTCCATAAACCAAGTTATACAAAGTAGCATCTCCACCGGAAAGTGCGCCATCGTGAGCCACATGAATACCCGATGTGACTGCTTTCATTAAGTTATTACTTCCTGCGGAAAGTCCGTAGGTCGCTCGCTCCAAGTCTTCAATTGTTCTAAAATATCCTGTCATTTTAAGCACCTCTGTTGTATTTGTCCATTAGTTCGTGAACTTCATTCCAAGACATTTCAGCAATGTTGGAGAAGTCCTCGCTTAGTGAAGCCGAAGCATTTTGGACTTCTGCGGCCTTAGCGATAGTATTATTTTCAAGAGATTTCTTGAGTTGTGAAAATTCTTCCTTAAGTGAAAGAACTGCGTCTGCGGCATTAAACTTTGACTTAGCAATTGCGTCAGCCTCAGCCTTAAGTTCGTTATTATATCGTGCTTCAAATTCAGCCTTAATAACTTCATAAGCACGAGCCTCTTCTCTTTCAGCCTTAAATTGTTCGTAAGCCTTTTCGATGTTTGCGTTTGAAAGGTCAAGAGTATCAATGTCCTCGGACTTGTGTTCAACAAATTCTCGGAAATCTTCGGACTTCATTTCTTCATCCTTGCTACCCATTTTATCTTTCATTCCCATTTTTTCTTCATCTTCTTCTTCTTCTTCTGCTTTCATTTCTTCGTCGCCCATAAGTTCGACGGACTCCTCTCCTTCATCCATCATCTCAAGTTCTTCCTCTTGTTCAAGAGTGTCCATTGTATTCTTGAGAACCGTGGATTCACGGAGTTCAGCCATTACTTCATTAAACTCGTTAAGAGCCTTTTCTATTTCTGTGTTCATTTTCTTATCCTCCTTTATTAGGTTAAATTTTGCTTCAGGGTTAATGCCCTCTTCGCATATGGTGATTTCATGCAATTCAAGTTTATCAATTTCTTTATAACTACCGGTATCGGAGTCATACTTATTTGTCTTGTTTATTGCCTGTCCACCTATCGAAAAAGAGCGAAGG